CCTAGGCGTGAATGGCCGGGAGTTTTTAGCCCCCCCTACCGCGAGCCCCGCACATGCGTTCTGAGGCCCGTTTCCACTAGCCAATAGTTCCTCCACATGAACATTCGAAACCGCGTCAAATCGCTCCGTATGGTCCCTGCGAGCGACCTCCGGCCCAATCCGAAGAACTGGCGGACGCACCCGAAGGCCCAGCAGGACGCCCTCAGGGGCGTCTTGGCCGAAGTCGGTCTAGCCGACGCCTGCCTCGCCCGCGAACTCCCCGACGGCTCGCTCATGCTGATCGACGGCCACCTCCGAGCCGAGACCCTTGGTGACGGCGACGTGCCGGTGCTGATTCTCGACGTGACCGAGGCCGAGGCCGACAAGATTCTGGCGACGCTCGATCCGCTTGCAGCGATGGCTGATTCCGATGCGGCGAAGTTAGACGAACTGCTTCGCGGCGTGGACACTGGCAGCGAAGCGTTGCAAGTCATGCTCTCGAAGCAGTACGAGGACAGCATCCAGGCACAGATGAAGCAGACAGCCGCAGACCTTGGCGGCAACGAGAACCCTGCCGACGAGGTGCTTGAGCAGTACGAGGACTACGTTCAGTTCTCGGTTCCGCTGACGGTGGCTCAGGAGTCTGCCGTTCGTGGAGTCATGAAGGACGCGAAGGAAATCCTCGGCACCAAGACGGCTGGCGACACGCTCTGCGCGATCTTCGCGGCATGGAGGGCAAGCACCGATGCCTAAGACCAGATCAAAGAAGCAAACCGAAGAGTCGTGCTACGACCTTGCGGTGAAGCGAGTCGAGTTGTGCTTCGACAAGTTCGACAAAGTCGTGGTCAGTTTCAGCGGCGGCAAGGACTCCACGGCTTGCCTCAACATCGCGATCGAAGCGGCGCGGCGGCGCGGCCAGTTACCGCTGGACGTTCTCTCGTTTGACGAGGAGGCAATCCCTCCCGATACCGTTGACTACATGCGTCGCGTGTCTCAGTTGCCAGAGGTTCGTTTTCACTGGTACTGCATCCCGGTGCAGCACAAGAACGCTTGCTCTGAGAAACAGCCGCACTGGTATCCGTGGCTTCCAGGCGATCGCGAGAAGTGGGTCCGCGACTTGCCGCCAGAGGCGATTACGGAACTGCGAGGATTCAAGCTGGGGATGGCCATTCCTCAAGCGGCACCATTGGTGTTCGGGCCGAGCAACGGCACGGTTTGTCAGATTCTTGGCATACGGTGCCAGGAGTCGATGAGTCGATTCGGAATGATTGCCCAAAAACCAAAGCACATAACTGATGAGGCTTTCCTGACTGCCGATCCAGACTACAGATGGATTACGAGAGCGTACCCCATCTACGACTGGAACACGGAGGATGTGTGGCGTGCGCCGATGATTCACGGCTGGGATCACAACACGGCTTACGACGTCATGGAGAAGGCAGGAGTTTCTCGGCACAATCAGCGGTGTGCTCCGCCCTTCGGAGAGCAGCCGATCCGAGGCCTTCACAAGTTCAAGGTGTGCTGGCCCGAACTCTGGGGAAAGATGACTCAGCGAGTAGCCGGGGCGGCAACAGCAGCAAGGTATGCCAACACATCTCTCTATGGATTTGGGCTCTCCGACCAAGACTTGCCCGCTGGTCTAACGTGGCAACAGCACACCATGGAGTTGCTGGAGGCGCTTGAAGGCAAAGCAAAGGCCGAGGTTGCAGAGTGTATTCGCAAACTTTGCAGCGTGCATCGCAACAGGACATCAGAGCCTATCCCCGACGCCGATCCGCATCATGAAACCGGATATTGCTGGAAGGATATTTGTATCGTTGCGCGGGTTGGCGGCAACAAGTTCGGCAGGCAGTTTCGCAAAGTCAACACCAAGGCAAACACTTTCGTACTCAAGCAAAGAAAGAAGAGGGCTCAGGCATGAAGAAACAACCGCTTGATTCAGTCGAATGGGTAGACCGCGATTCCATCGAGCCGAACGACTACAACCCCAACAAGCAGCCACCACCAGAACACCGGCTCCTCAAGGTTTCGATCCTTGAAGACGGTTGGACGCAGCCCATCGTCGTGTTCGATGACGGCAGCGGCAAGAAGCCGGTCATCGTCGATGGCGAGCATCGCTGGCGAGTGTCAGGCGATAAAGAAATCAAGAAACTCACCAAGGGCAAAGTGCCGATCGTTCGGATTGCCGGCAGTCGCGAGCACCGGATGATGTCCACGATTCGCCACAACCGCGCCCGTGGCGAGCATCACGTTCTCCCGATGGCCGAGATCGTCCGGGCCCTGCTCGACGGTGGCATCGAGAAGGATGACGTTCAGTTCTTGCTCCAGATGGAGGAAGAAGAGGTCGAGCGGCTGGCCGAAAAGGCCGGGTTGCCCGAGGTGGTTTCACGAAGTCACACCGAGTTCAACAAAGGATGGGTGCCAGGATGAGCAACGCGCAGATCGGTTATGTCAAAGGTGAACTCGACTTCCGCGACTACCGGTTTCCGGTATCGGCCTCGATGGTGCGATCCGGCGACGAGTATCGCAACGAAGGTGACTCCGACACCGTGTACGGGTTCGCGTGCGAGTGGTGCTACATCATCACCAACCAGGGGCAGTTTGCTCTGGAGCCGGGCATGTACTTCTGCGTGCCGACGCCGGTGCGGATTCAGTCAGTAGCGGTTGGCCGCGACGGGAAGAAAGTCGGCGACAACGCCGCACTCGTAATCGTTCGCCACGGGTATCGCGGCCTGTTCTCGATCGGTGGCCCCATCGAGGATCGAGGCAGGCTTCGCTACATCGACGGTTGTTCGGATACGCTGCTAATCTGCCCGCCGCGACTCGGCGAGCCGTGCCTGAACTTCCTGCACTTCCCGAAGAACATCTCGCAGACGATGCACACGCATCCGAGCATCCGCGTCGGAGTCGTGGCTCGCGGGCATGGAATCTGCAAGACGCCAACGGGCGACTTCGACTTGAAGCCGGGGATGCTCTGGCTTCTTCCCGAGGACACGCCGCACTCGTTCTTCACCTACGACGAAACGATGGACGTTATCGCATGGCACCCTGACTCCGATACGGGGCCGAACGACGATGACCACCCGATGATCAACCGCACCATTGTGGATGGAACATCGGCGAATCAGATCGAAGCCATCCGCACAACGGGTGACATCCGGTGCGAGTAGCGATCCCTTGCAAGCAGACGGCCACCCACGAGCACTTCGTGGCAGCGATGGGCCGCATTGAGGAACTCGTTTCCCGCGACGAGTACGAGCGTAAGAAAGCCGGTGCCGTATCCAGGGTTCGGTACTTCGCCGGAAAACGCCCGGCCTTCGCGTGGTCAGGCGGAAAGGATTCGCTCGCACTGCAAGTCGTGTGCGAGGCAGCAGGTGTTCACGAGTGCTGCCTCGGCATGACGAATCTCGAATACCCGGCGTTCTTGCAGTGGATCACTGATCACATGCCGCACGAGTTGGCGGTCTACTCAAACGGCTGGGACCTGGAATGGCTGAAAAAGAATCAGCGGATGCTGTTCCCCAAAACAGCCAAGGTTGCCGCCGAGTGGTTCAAGGGGACGCAGCACGCGGCGCAGAAACGCTTCTTCAAGGTCTTCAAGGCTTCCGCTTTGTTTCTTGGTCGGCGGCTTGCGGACGGCAACTTCTGCGGCAAGGGTTTCGCTTACGAGTCGCAGGGCGTGTACCGAGTCTCGCCCATTGCGGATTGGACGCACGAAGACGTTCTTGCGTGCCTGCACTATGAGAACATGGCGAACGATCTTCCGCCGTTTTATCGGTGGCCACGAGGGTACCGGTGCGGGACGCACAGTTGGCCCGCGCGTCAATGGTGTGACTCCGACCTGCACGGATGGTTCGAAGTTCACGAGATCGACGCGAGCATCGTTCGGGATGCAGCCGAGGCTGGCATCGACTCGGCCAAACAGTTTCTGGACAACCTCTAATGTGCGGGATCTTCGGGTTTATCGCCAACACGCTGCCGCCTAAGAAGGAGGCGTTGGAGGAGGTCGCTTGCCGCGCCGCCGAGCGTGGGCCAGACGGATTCGGCATCGCTCACAAGTCAGGCGGCAAGGTGACGGTTCAGTACGGCGAGGGATGTCTTCTAGACTCGCTCGACGCACTCGTCGCGACTATGGACGCAAAGGCGATCCTGGGGCACTGCCGACTTCCAACTCAAGGTGGCCGGCAAGCCAAGCATCCGTTTTCATGTGGGGACGGCTGGTTGGTGCATAACGGAAACGTCTATGATTCGAAGAAGTACCAGCACGAAACAAAAACAACGTGCGATACGGAGATCGTCGCGTGCGAGGTTGCAGCAAGGGGGGAGGTGCTGGGCGACAAACTGTGGAACATCGCCAAAGAGATGCACGGCGACGTGCCTTTTGTTGTGGCCTTCCTTTCTAGTTCCCGGTTTGCCGTTGCAAGGCAGGGGCACCCGCTGTTCTTCAAGTCGACCGAGGAAGGCTTTTACTTTTCCTCAAAGTCATTTCCCGGTGCAACGATGCTGACGAAGTCGTTTTTCGCAAGATTGGAGTGACACATGGGCAAACGTGGCCCCGCCCCCGAACCGTCGATCCTGAAATACATTCGCGGCAACCCGTCGAAGACGGCGCTGCCGACGAACGAGCCGACGCCAGACCTGCTCGACAATCTCGACCCGCCAGCCTCGATCAAGGACGATCCGGTCGCCGTGCAAAAGTGGCACGAGACCGTTCCGACGCTGCGGCGGATGCGCGTGTTCACGGAGGCCGACGTGGATGCGTGGGCGATCTATTGCCACACGTGGTCTAAGTGGATTGAGGCGAAAGAGAAGTGCAAGCAGTTCGGCCGCGACAACGTGCAGATGGAGCCAGACCCGAATCGAACCGACGGGAGGATGCGGATCAAGTGGACGCAGCCGTACTCGTGGGCGGTTGACGAGCGATCGCTCCGCAACGATCTGCGTCGCCTTCAGCAGGACTTCGGCATGACGCCGAGCAGCCGTTCGCAGGTGAGCACGCATGCCCAAGAAGAAGCAGACCCGGTTGCCGATTACGCTGCGAAGCGACGCCGAACGCCAGGGGCTTGACTACTACTTCGATCCGGAGGCTGCGCAACACGTCGTCGGTTTTTTCGAGAAGTGGCTGCGACACTCGAAGGGCAAGCACGCAGGCGAGCCGTTCGCGTTGCTCGATTGGCAAACCGCGATGCTCGGCGAGTTGTTCGGCTGGAAGCGGCTCGACGACGAATCTCGCCGCTACCGGATGGCGTACATCTCGACCGCAAAGAAGCAGGGCAAGTCCACGTTGCTTGCTGGCATCGGCCTGTACCTTCTCGCTTTCGACGGTGAGATCGGGGCGGAAATCTTCGGGTGCGGGGCCGACCGCGAGCAGGCGTCGATCGTGTTTCGCGAGGCGGCGAGCATGGTACGAGCCTCGCCACAACTCTCCCGCGTGCTAGAAGTCATCGACTCCCGTCGCACGATTGCATACCGCAACGCGTCGTCGTTCTACCGAGTTCTGTCTGCCGACGCGTTCCGGGCCGAGGGTCTCAATATCCACGGGCTCCTCTTCGACGAGCTCCATGCCCAGCGTGACCGGCGGCTCTGGGATGCCCTTCGGTACGGCGGTGCAGCCCGTGAGCAGCCGCTCATCGTGTCGATCACGACGGCGGGCTACGACCGCAACTCGATCTGCTGGGAGCAGTACGCCTACGCCAAGGCGGTGCTGCGAGATTGGGCACACGACCCGACGTTCTTTCCGTGCATCTACGAGGCCGAGGAGAACGACGAGTGGACGAGCGAGGACACGTGGCCGAAGGCGAATCCGTCGTGGGGGGTGACGATCAAACCGGACGACTTCGCCGCCGACTGCCGGGAGGCCCAGCTCTCCAGCACCAAGGAAAACTCGTTCCGCAGATACCGGCTCAACCAGTGGACGCAGCAGGACACGCGGTGGATCAAGATGGAGACCTGGGACGCGTGCGCATTCGCCCCCCCTGCTCCGCTCGACGGCCGCGAGTGTTGGTGCGGCCTCGACCTCGCAACGACGTACGACACGTCGGCGTTCGTCGCGGTGTTTCCGGCACCCGACGGCACGTTCGACGTGCTGTGCCGCTTCTGGATTCCCGGCGACAACGCGCTCGACCGCGAGAAGCGCGACCGGGTTCCGTACACGGTCTGGGCAAAAGAGCCGTCTGCAGGGCTCACGATGACCGACGGCAACGTCACCGACTACGACGTGATCCGCCGGGACATCAACGAGTTTGCCAAAAAATACAACGTGCGGCAGATCGCGATCGACCGCTGGAACGCGACGCAACTCTCCCTGCAACTGCAAGGGGACGGGATCGAGGTGGTAGGTTTCGGGCAGGGCTTCGGTTCGATGTCCAGCCCATCGAAGCAACTCGAAGGGCTCATCGTTTCTGGGAAGCTCAGGCACGGCGGCAATCCGGTGCTGTCGTGGATGGCAAGCAACGTCAGCGTCAAGGTGGATGCCGCCGGAAACATCAAGCCGATCAAGCCGCCGCATGGAAGCTCCGACCGAATCGACGGCGTCGTGGCACTCGTGATGGGAATCGGATGTCACGCAGCGCAAAAGCCGCCTGACAGCACACCAGAACCCTCGATGCTCTTCCTATGATCGCACCCTCAGATCGCATTCTCTGGCTTCCGACCTCCGAGTACGAGTCTCGCCACTGGGACTACGAGTCGGGTGGCTACGGCGGCAACCGCAATCCTTCGGGCGTGCGGATCGACCCTGAGACGGCGCTCCGCTCGACCGTCGTCCTCGCGTGCGTCCGCGTGCTGTCGTCCAGCGTGGCAGGGCTCCCGCTGCATCTCTACCGGCGGTTGCCCAACGGCGGGAAGGAAATCGCCCGCGAGGTGCCGCTGTATCGCATCCTCCACGAGCGGCCGAACGGCTGGCAGACGAGCTATGAGTGGCGGGAGCAGATCATGCTCCACCTGCTCACGCACGGGCAGGCGTTCGTCGAGATCGCCGGTGCCGGTCCTGCGACGCAGTTGATCGTGCTGCACCCGAGCCGGATGCAGGTCGAGCGGATCGAGAATGGGCGTCTGCGTTACCGCTACCGCGAGGATCGCGGCACCGAGACGATCTACTCGCAGGACGCCATCATGCACCTGCGGTGGCTGTCTGACGACGGCGTCAACGGCATGGTGCCGGTCGAGCTCGCCCGCGACGCGATCGGGCTGGCCCGTGCGTGCGAGATCCACGGCGCGTCGTTCTTCGGCAACGGTGCTAGGCCCGGCGTGGTCCTGTCTACCGATAGCACGATCTCAGCCGAGGCAGCCGAGGCGCTCCGCAATGGATGGGAGCGGATGCACCGTGGCAGCGAGCGAAGCCACCGCACGGCGGTCCTCCAGGGCGGTCTGAAGCCGATCGAACTTGGCGGCGGCAACATGCAGGAGTCGCAGTTTCTGGAGACGCGCCGCTTCGCCGTCGAGGAGTGCGCACGAGTCTGGGGGGTGCCACCTCATCTGGTCGGCGATCTGTCCCGGTCGTCGTTCTCGAACATCGAGCAGCAGAGCATCGACTTCGTCACGAACGGGCTGATGCCGTGGCTGCGGCGTATCGAGTCTGCGATTGCTCGCGACCTCATCACGGACGACTCGCTGTTCGCGGAATTCGACACGCGAGGGCTGCTTCGTGCCGATGCCGCTGGGCGATCGGCGTATTTCAACACGCTTTGGAACCTGGGCGTGGCGAGCGTGAACGAGATAAGGGCGTGGGAGAACATGAACCCCGTCGAAGGCGGCGACGTGCGGTTCGTGCAACTCAACATGACCACGCTCGACAAAGCGGCTGCGGCAGCGGAGTCACCGCCGGTCGTCGAAGAGATCGTCGTCGAGGAGCCGGTTGCCGACGCCGTGTCACCGGAAGCCGAACCCGCACCGAACGCCACGCCCCAGGTAGCAGAGGTCAGCCTCAACGGTGCCCAGATCACCGGGCTCATCGCGATCGTGCAAGCCATCTCCGATGGTCTGGTCACCCGCGAGGGTGCGGCAGCGATGATCGCCGCGTCGTTCCCTTCGATCCCGCCCGCACAGATCGACGCGATCCTCGCAGGGGTGGTCGAGCGTCAACCGGCAGTAGCAGCGGATGCGCAGCCGCAGCAAGTGCCGGTGGTCGAAGACGCCCCCGCGAGGTCGCTCGGAGAGCGAGCCGAGCCCGGCACCGTCGCCGAGGGCGACTACGTCTCGTGGGGCTCGTCTGGCGGGCGAGCTCGTGGCCGCATCGACCACGTGATGGACTACGGTCGGCTCGATGTGCCCGGCACCGACTTCGCGATCGACGCGAACGAGGACGACCCGGCGGCGCTCATCACGGTGTACGAGGAAGTCAGCGGCGGGTGGCGGGCGACCGAGACGCAGGTCGGCCACAAGGTCTCGACGCTCACGAAGATCGACGCGCTGCCCGAGCCGCCGCCTGCGGAGGAGCCACGGGCGAAGCCACGGAGGCGGAAGCGTGGCGGCTAGGTATGACCACATCGACTTCACGCCCCCGGCTGGCGTGCGTGAAGAGGCTGCGAAGGGGCTCGCGTGGCGCGACGAATACGGCCGAGGCGGCACGGCAGTCGGCGTTGCCCGAGCACGCGACCTGAGCAACGGAGTGAACATCAGCCCCGAGACGGCTCGGCGGATGAAGGCGTTCTTCGACCGGCATCAAGGCAACAGGCAGGCGGAAGGCTGGAGCCCCGGCGAGGACGGCTTCCCGTCGAACGGGCGAATAGCGCACGCATTGTGGGGCGGGGACGCCGGGCAGGCGTGGGCGAACAAGCTCGTGCGGCAGATGAACGCGGCAGACGAAAGCGAAAGGAGCACGACGATGAACATCGAGCGACGCAGTCTGGCGATTGACGAAATCGAGTCGGCTGTCCCGCTGCTCGCGGTCGAGAGCCGCAGCGAGGACGGGGCCGAGCGTGAGTACATCGTCGGCTACGCGGCGAAGTTCGGCGTGTTGTCGCTGGAGCTCGAAGGCTCGTTCATTGAGCGGATCGACCCTGGTGCGTTCGGTATCGTCTCCGAGCGTCGCGGGCGTCGTCGCCCGTTGGAGACGCGGGCGCTCTGGAATCACGACGCGAACTACCCGCTCGCCCGCTATCCCGGCACGCTGTCGATGAGCGTGGACGAGATCGGGCTGCGGTATGAGTTCCCCGTGCCCGACACGTCTTACGGGCGGGACATCGCGAGCAATATCCGGGCGGGCATCGTCAAGGGAAGTTCTTTTAGTTTCACAGTCCCAAGCGGCGGTGACGCCTGGAGCGTCGAGGACGGCCGTAGCGTCAGGACGATCCAGCGGATCGACTCGCTGCTCGATGTCGGGCCGGTCACGTTCCCGGCATACCCCGACGCCGACGTGAAAGTTGCCCAGCGGTCCTACGATGCGTTCCGCCGCCAGCGTGACGCCGAGGCTCATCGTCGCATGGCTGCGGCGGCCCGTGCTCGAGAACTCCGCGAGTACCTGACCCAGCATGGCCGCTAAGTCCGGCGACACTTGCGAGCGGTGCAAAGCTGCTCGGCTCAATGTCGCGTCGAGTCAGGCACGAGGCGAGTACCAGACTCGCTACCTGCGCTGCCCCCGCTGCGGGCACACCGACAAGCACGTCGTGCATTCCGAGCACGTGCGTCGTCGGGCTTTTACTGGTTAGTAAAAGACCCTCGCGTCGAACTG